CCAGATAGGGACTGTCCAGTTTCGTAGTCACCTGAACCCCAGATAGTTTGAAAGTTTACTTCTCGCTTTTCAAAGAAGTTTCCTAGCATTACTTACGCTCCATAGCGATTCCGAAAAGGAGTGCGGCAGCACCAGCGAGCATCAAGCCAGCGGGTAGCCAAACGATTGCGGCACCGACTGAAATCAAAGCCGCGCCTAAAACCTGCAAAATTATTACTAACATAACCGCCTATACAAATACTTGAGGCACTATTTCTTCCATTCTACCTGCGGTAGCCCTATCGTAAGCAATCACGGCAGCTACGGCAGCGTCAATGCGCCTGTTGGAGTTTCTATTTTCTTTTACTATTCGAGGACCTATGCTGTCTATCTTCAGGACAGCGTTATCTAGGTGTCTAGCGACTAAGGGGTCACCAGAGTGTGTCAGCTTGTTATCCATAACCGCATCGAAGAAAGTTGCGGATGCTTTTACCATTCGGGCAGCAGAGGTAGACGGGAACTCTACAATCGGTAGTCCCATTTCTTCAAGGATTGCCATAGAGCGCTGCCAGCGATAAGGGTCACACGCAACCTCTCGGACTTTAGGGTGCGAGGCGCAGAAAGCGATGATTGTATCTTCTACCTCTGTGATGTTGACTCGCCAGTTGTTGTCGTCGGTAGGCTGCTTCTCCCACGCCTTGATTAGAAACAGGTGAGGTGGGTTATCGCCCTTTTCTACAGTGCAACCGACAAGCACAGTTGTGTCACCACTAAACGAGCCGTCAAAGCCGATAATAAGTTCGTCGTCAGGTGTTATTTCTCGCTCGCCTTCTAGGGCGTCCCATGAGCCAGCCGGAAGCCAAGTCAAGTTGCTCGACACCCACTGGTTGCAGCGCTTGGTACGGAACTCCGCCTCTGGCGTTCTCAAGACTGTGCTTTTAAAGTCCTCAATGCTGTTGATATCTCCGTAGCCGGGGTTGGCATCTTCCCATGTCTTAGGGTCTTTATAGTCCGCGTCTGCTTCTGCTTCCCACCACGCCATAAAGAAACGAGGGTCCTCTATCTCACCTCTCGACACTTTTTGACCATACTGATAAAGGCTGTAGGCGATTGAGTCCTGCCCTGACTTGTCTGACTTCTGACCAGCGGTTGTGATACAGAACATCGTTGCCATGTTGCCGCGTGCGCCCTGAGCAAGTTGCATTACGTCAAACAGCTCGCGTGTGGGCTGAGCGTGAAGCTCGTCAAAGATAACCATTGTGGGTGACAGTCCCTCTTTAGTAAAGGCTTCGGCAGATAGAACTCGGTAGACCGAACCAGTAGAAGGTATCTCTATCGCGTCTCTGTAAATCTTTGCCATCTCAGCAAGCTCAGGTTCGTGTTCTAGCATTTTCTTGGCTTCACCGAATACGATGCGGGCTTGGTCCTTGTCAGCAGCGCAAGAGTAAACCTCACCCCCCCGGGGTCCAGTAAGCAATGACCAGAGTGCTAGTCCGGACGCGAGCGCCGACTTGCCATTCTTTCTAGGCTGACCGACAAGTGAGACTGAGTGCCTAAATCCATCGCCCTGAGAAGCAAAGGCATTGTCTAGCAAGTTCATCTGCCAAGGTCTAAGGCGCATTGGCGAACCTGCCTTACCTCCGACTGAATCTTTTGTAACTACAGCAAAGGTGTTTATAAAGTCAGACGCCTTCATGCCGTGCGAGCTTGCAAGAGCTTCGTCAGGTACAGGCGTTATCCACCTAGGTGGCCAGTTGGTCATTGGCACTCCACTTATGTTGCAGTTCCTCTAGCTTAGAACGAGCCTTTACCTCGGCGTATCCAAGCTTGGTGCGGTCTGCTGGCGTGAGTCCGAGCTTGCCCATGTTGTTACTAATCATTACCTCTAAGTCGTGTAGCTGCCTGAACACTCGCCAGTTCTCAGGGTCAGCGTTGGCAACCTGCATAAGCATCTGCCTGCGGTCATGCTGCTCGCAAACCATCTGCAAGAAGTGAGTGTCTGTGCGGCTGCTAATCCACAGTTCGCCCTTGTCAAAGATGGAATCCCATAGCGTCAGCCCTGCTTCGCCTAGGTCACGTAGTGGTGGCACGTACCCTCCCGGTACAGAGATGGTTGCTAGGGCATCAGGAAGCTTGCGCTGTCCGGGGTTTCCTAGCAGTCTCTTTTGCTCGATTGGTTTCGGTGGTCTACCCATGCAAATCAGGCTACCATAAAACTTTAGTTTCGCAGGAATATACGCGACAGCAGCGCCGGGGTGCCTGAAGCTCCGGCAGGTCAAGGCTACACCCACCCGGGGGGAGTGCCGTGGGGGGTGCTAGGTTGCCGACTGTAGGCAGGTTGCCCGGGTCCTAGGTATGATTACACCGGGGCGCGGTGCTATCGCCTTAGAATGCCGCTCAGAGCCTTAGAGGGTGCCGGGCTACGCCGGGGCAGATACCGGGGCCGGGCTGCCGGGTTGCCGGGGTCCATTGCCGGGTTGCTTCAGTCCGTGCCGGGGGCAGGTCGCGGCGCGGCAGGCTGCCGGGGTCACTCCACCGGGCATAGAAAAGCCCCCTAAGCCGTTCGGCCTAGGGGGTTAGTGTGTTTCTATCAGTTGGCTAGTTAGCTCGCGCCTGTTGGCGTTGTAGGGCTGCCCCTAACGCTTTTATAGCTGCCGCCCGTGTCGCGTGTTCGCTAAAGCCGCCTAGGTTGAACACGCCGCCGGCCATTGTCCAAACTCTCACGGTATAGGACCGGGGTTGCGGGCTGTAGGTATCTTGTTCACTTGTCACAAAAAGAAACGCCTCTCCTACTTGCCTAAGCGTGTCCCAAAGTATCCGCGAGCTAAACCAACGCATTGCGTCCGCCGTAAAAAAATAACCGCTTTCAGTAATTATTTTCTGCCATTGCAATTGGTCCCGGTGGCCCGGGGGGGGGCTTAGGAAACTTACGCCCGCTAGGTTGCCCGCTGCTCTCATCGTGTCCCTTCCGTTGCCAGGTGATTTATAACCGCGCGGATACCGTCGCGATAGCCGATAGCGTTAGTAAGTATCGCCTGTTCTCTACTGTGGAGAGTTCTCTCACGCTCAAGCCGTGCAAGATCCACGGTTGCCTGAGCGTATTCTTCTTCTTGCTTTAGCCATTCATTCATCAGTCGCTCTCGCTTTCGTCTTGGTCCATACGTTCAACGGTTATAGAGTCCACGCCAAAGTATCCCAATGCGCTGCCGTCGTTGTCTCCGTACGAGGTCCACGCCAATTCTTCCGCGTGTTCTCTGCTATCGGCTTCTAGTTCGCCGTTGTATTCCACGTTAATAGTCACTTGATAGGTTGCCATTTTCTTTCTCTCTCTCTGTCGGTTAGTGCGTTCTTAGTCTGGCGTGATGCCCGGTTGCCGCTGCAAACTCTGCCGGGTTATCGTAACTAACGCGTACTCCGGGGCCTCGTAGCCCGTCCCGGGTTATCGCTTGGTGGTGGCTCGTTGTCTTGCTATATAGCGCGTCATTGTAAAAGATAGCGCCGTCCGGCAGAACAACGGCTAGGGCGTTGGTGTAGCTCGTAACAACGTAATCTAAGCCGCGATAAGTGGCGGCTAAAGCGCCGTTAGTTGTAAAGGCTAGGCGCTGCCTTATCCAATTTGGAGCGTCATCGGTGGTCACTCTTGGCATTAGCTGTCCCCTTTATTAGGCGTTTTTGTTTGTCGGTATTGTCTGGCGTATTTTGCAAAAGCGCGGCGTGCTTCGGTTAGATAATTAAACGTTAGCCAAAAGTGTTCGCCTTGTACGTCATACCCCTTTACGTGATAGCAACCCTCCTTGGATAGCGTCCCAAAGCTGCCGCGACAATTTGGCCAATCTCCAAAGCGTTCAACGTAACCGCACGCAAACCCTTGGGCCGTAACGTGCCAATAGTTGAGCTTTTTACGGGTTAGTTCGTTTTTCATTAGTTGCCCCTTGTCATTGTCATTAGATACAACACCGCGGCAGATAGCGCGGCGATTAGTCCTAGCCCGGGGTTTATAAACGCTAGGCCGTAGCCGATAAGGGCTAAGCCGATAGCTGCCCGGCGCGTGCCTTTGGCGGTCATCGGTAAGTGTCCATAATCGTTAGGACTATGCCGGGGTTTTCTTGCAGAATGCGGGTAATTAGATAAGCCAAGTATGCAACCCCTAAAAAGCAAGCGGCTGCAACGTTACGGCTGCCCCGGCTCATTTAAGTTGCTCCAATTGCCTCGTTATGGCTTCCGCTTCAAACTTTATTGCCGCGGCTATTCCTTGAGCGTGTTCTAAATTGCCAAGATGTACGGCTTTCCGTAAATTGCCTAAGTCGCCGCTTATAAAACCTAAGGACTCTTGTATCAAGTTATGCCTGCTTCTTTCTATCTCTGCTTCGGAAAACCTTAAGAATTGCTCTACGCCTCCAACGCTTTCGCCGCTCATCGTGTCACGACGTTATCGCAAAGTATGCACTTTTCGTCAAGGTCCCAAAGCTTCACGCATTCACCATTAGCGCATTGCGGCTTTATTGTCTTGGCTTTTTTTATTGTTGCCATTGTGTCGCCCCTGTCTTTGCCCGGGTGTCTCCCGGTGCTAAAAACAAAGTTAGGGCTTTTTGCGTGCTTAAGGCGCAAGTGTTGCAAGTCGTTATCAAAACGTTATAAAGCCGGGTCTTTATTGGGACCGCGTTTCATAATGCCGCGAGTGTCTGCCGGGCGTGCCTTAACGCCGCAAACCCCCGCCTTTTTGGGACGGGGGTTCACAATAGAACAAGTGTTTCGAACAAGTGTTCGGGTCGCGCGCTCGCGTGTGTGCGCGTAGGCCCGTATGCCGCGCGCCTGATAAGTTTCTGACCGAATTTGAACTTTTTTCCGGCGAGAATTTATTTTGCGTATTGCTTTACGTTTTCGTCATCTTTCTTCCAATGGCGTCCGTCCGCGTCATAGCCGCAATCTAATCCACACATCCATTCCTTGTAGAAAGATAGCCGTACCGCGTCTACATCTTTGTAATCTTGAAACGCCTGCAACCAAGCGTCTACTAGGTTATCCGCGTTGTAAAACGTTGTAACGCCGCTCTTTGTTGTTACCGTGTATGTTTCTTGCTCAGTCATCATTATTTGGCCTCCCGAATAGCTTTATGTCATTTATTAGTTTCTGGTAAGCGTCTATAAGCCCGCTAGGTGTGCCTGCAAAAGCGTGTACACCTTGGTCAAACAAGTCGTAGCGCCCGTCCGTGTACTCACAGAACACCATTTCTGGTCCGACGTGACAATAGATACCGTCTTTCGTGCCGCCAAACATAGGGTCAGTGCCAAACTTTTCGTAGGCGTTTGCGTAATGCCAGAATTCTTCCTCGCTGCCGCCCGGTCCAAAATCCTTTGCAGATAGTTGAGAATAAGTAATGGCTATGTTTATCCACTTACGCCAATCGGTGCCAAGCGAGATAAACCAATCGTTAGAAACGTGAGACACGGCGATTACCTTGCCGCCCCCCCCTTTCTTTGTTTCCCAAACTCTGACGCTTAGGTCATCTTCACCCTCGCGCCAAGCTAGTTTGCCTTCTGGCTCCACCTGCCAATCAACAAGTGTCGCGTCTATTAGCTGTGCTTTATTCATTAGTCTTTCTTCCCTCCAAGTGAGCCAAGTGTTATTGCGCCGATAAACCAAGTAAACACTCCGGCTGCAAACACCGCGCCTACAACTGGTTTGTGCCACGGTTGCTGCATAAGTTCCGCGTAGAGTTCCGGCGGGTCATCGTAGGTCAAGCGTCGGACCTTGGCGTAGGTTGCGTAGGTGTCGTACCTATAAACGCGTTCACGCTCTCCCCAATAGTGTTTCCGCATAGTCTGTTGTTCTTGCTTAGAGTAAGGGCGTAGTTGCTCGCTTACATAAGCGGCGTAGGTTAGTTTTGCCATTATGCTTTCTCCGTTTCTTCTTCGTCGGTGTGGTCAAAATAGTCGTTAGAACAATTTACACACATTCCTAGTTCTTCTTCGTGTACATCAGTTGCAATCAGTTGGTCGCATTTGTCGCACTCAGTTAGCATTGTGTCAACTTGGATAAATCCATTTTCGTCTCTAAAGAAAGAGTCTGGCGCTATCTCCAAGATTTTCTTCATCAGTTCGTCGGTAGTCATTTGCTTATCTCCTTAGTTTCGTATTCTTGGTTACCCTCGCATACTTGGCAAAATGGCGTGCAATCGTAGGCGCCATTATGGTTTGGGCAATCCTTAGTCATTGTAGTTTTCTATCTTTTCTGCAATTACCTCTAGCCAGAGTCCGTGTATTTGTACCGCGTCATCTATCTGAGTTATGAGCATTGACTTGACTGTCGCCAACTGTTCGGCGTCACTTAGGTCCGCGTTCTGACTGTAAAAGTCATCATTGTCTTGAGTGTAAAATTCAACCTCTAGGTTGAGTGTCACTTTTTTATTCATCAGTTAGCCCCTTGTCGTTTGGTTGTATTTTGCAAACATTGTGAGTTGTTCTTCCGTGTGTTGCTCATCTTCGTTGTTTATCCAACAACATTGTTCGCACTCTATTTGTGTGCCATTTAGAACTGGTGCAGAGAATTCAAACGGCTCATCTTGGTCTTGGCAATACTCGCAACGGTATTGCAATGGTGAGCAATCAACACAGTTATAAGCGCCGCAACCCCAACTTGAAGCTTTGGTTTCTATTTCTGCTATCTGTTCTGCTGTCAACATCTTTTCCCTTTCTGTCGGTGTTAGGGCCAAGCATTACACCGGGTACGAGTATGTCAAGACACCGTTATCAAATCGTTATAAACGGGTCTTTTACTTTTTTTGGGGGGTATTTTGCCCCTACAGATTTTTTCTGACTGAATTCCAGCTTTTTTCAATCTGACTGAATTCTAGGTAAGGGGTTTGTCTCCACGGGAGGCGTTGCAAGACCTGTGAGCTGCTGCAAGGGCAGAGGCCGGATTACCGGGGTCTAAGTGGTCTGCTTGCCAAGGGTCGGTCAGGCGAGCGCCGTCACCACAGATGTGGCACTGAATTGCAGTAGCGCGAACGATAGCGGCCTGCTTGCGGTACTCAGAGTTGTAAAGGACTTTCTTCTTGCCTGCTCGCTTTATGTCGCGTAGCTGCTGTAGTCGGCGCTCGTGGTCCTCACAGCGGCTCCCGTAGGATAACTGACCGCAATCTAAGCAAGGTTTCTTAAATGCCATTATGACTGAATCCTAACAGGGTATGAGAAAAGGGGCCTAGAGGGACTGATGAAAGTACGCTAGACCCCTACTCAGGGAGACGGAACCGACAAAGGACAAACCAAGAAAGAAACACATACGACACACAACACAAAAGGCTTTTCCGTCTGTCTATATTGTGGTCTGTGACTGAATGTTTGTCAAGTCGACGCTGTAAGTTTATTTATTTGTTTCTGATTGTGGTTTGTCGTTGACATAGAACCCTGACCCGTTGAACTTGAGCAAGCTGCTCTGCGGTCTACGGACCATGCCCCCCCTACAGTTGTCACAGGTTATCGTCGGGTCGTCGTGTATCGAGTGGGTGACGTCGTAAGCCTGACCGCAAACGCACTCGTAGAGGTAGCTTGGCACTATGCGTCGCCTAGCTCTTGCAGCTTTATAAAAGCCTGCCTTGCCGCGTAGTCGCGTGAGCCGCCTGCCCACCTGCCAGCATTGAAATACATCTTTTTTTGTTCTTCGCTTGGCTTATAGACCATCTCATAGATAGTATCAGGGACTTCGCTTAGTAAAGCTTTTTCCCTCATGCCCTTTGCAAGCATCTCCCAATCAGTCATTGCTTGGTTACCGTTCCGATAAATGGTCAAACACGACTATTGCGCTAGGGAATGGCGCTGCGTCCTTTGTGGACCCGTCGGGGTGAACAAACTTGATTCTCCCTCGAAGAAACCTGATTTTTCCTTGCATAGAATAGTCATGCCACCATGCTGTATCCGTGCGCGACGGAACAAGGCAAACTACAGTTGCCCCAAGCTTCCATTCCTCTACTGCTTTTTGCATCCAAAACTTTATGTTGCGACCATACGGAGGGTTCATAAAGCAGATGTTGTTGCCCCATGAGGACGTTAGTCCGTTCGTTTCTATCGTGAAATACCTTTTGCATTTGGCGTTCCATTCTTCAGCGCATACATCTAAAGTAAAGCCGAACTCAGCGTTTAGCTCATCAAAAAGATTGTAAGGTGTGACCCAGTTGGGTACATTGCTTGTCATAAGTCCTTGGTTTATCATAAAAATTTACCCATCTCCCCATTATTATTAGTTTTACAATTTACTGACAGTACCACTAAAGGGTGTGTGCTTGTCAAGCTCCATTGTAAGTATCCCGGTGCTGCTGTCCTGACCTGACTTGCGCCGATACCAGTCGCTACCGTTGTCGCTGGTCGGACACTGCACCCAGAACTTTGAGCCATTGCCGTCGTGACGCTGACCTAGTTCTTCAATAGCAAGGTGGTGAAAGTGCGCTGAGATTAGCACGTCACAGGCTGATGCCCACTGATTACCGAATGATGCGTCACTCCACCACTTCTTTACGCCTGCCGGACGTGCTGCCTGATGCCCGTGGACCGCGCCGATAGTGTTTACGCCGTACTGAAACGCAAAGCCTTCGTCATCTGGTTGTGGTATCAGATAGTCAACATTCATACCAATCTCGGTTGTCAGGCGTCTGAGCTGCTGCAAGATGACTATGCCCCAGTCATCTAGTCCCGGCTTGCCGACTGCTTGACCCATAAAGCGGTTCTGACAGTGGTTCGAGGCTATGGAGCCGTAGGTAACTGGTGCGTACTTGGCTGCCAGCTTGATTAGCTCAAACATCAGCGACGCTGCTAAATCTGTCTGCTGCATAGGACTAAGGGTGTTTGACTGAACTTGCTCGAACTTAGCCTTTGAGTCAAAGCTCTCAATAATGTCGCCCATGTCGAGAATGTAGATGCGCTCGTAGCCTTGTTTCATCTGAGTTTCAATCTTGCCAAAGCTTTCAAAGACTCTTGCAATTAGTTCTTCGTGACCACCTCGGCTTGCACCCTTGCCGACCTGAAAGTCAGCAGGGCAGATAATAAGAGCCTTTTCGCTTACCTTTGCTTTTCTGCGAGTTACTGCCGATTTGGTCTTTTTTGCGACTGAAAACAGGGCAGGTAGGTCTAAATCTGCAACTTTCTTCCGAAAAGTGAAGCGGTAGGAAGTTAGGTATTCGCCGCCTTCGCGCTGTTGCCACTGCGAAGTCCTAGGGGTGCCGATAATCTCGTATTCCTCGGGAGGATAGCCACGCTCTAACAGGAAGTCGTCAAAATTAGGCTGCTCCGCCAGACCTTCTGTCGTTGCAGTGCCTTCGTTGCCCTCGTACTGAACGCCGGGTCGAAAGTCTTTTGGCACCTTCATTGTCGGTGCGGGTTCTAAGTTCTCTAGCATTATTACAGCCTATCCTCTGTAGCAAGCACAAGCTCGCCTTCGATGTTTGGTTATAGTAACGTCGGCAAGGCTAAGTCCTTTTAGGCGAAGCTGTGTTGATAGTGTGCTAGCAGGCCAGTTCTGAGTGTCAGCTAGTGCAACGGCTAGGATGTCTTTGTCTCCGGGTTCCAGTTCAGATAGTGTCATTTCTATCTTGCAATACACCGCCTTACTTTCTGGTCTTTCTAGTCCTTCAAGCATTTTTGCCTTTCAATCGTTTGATTTCGTCGTTTAGATAAAACTGAGCCTTCTCTAGGTCTTGCACGTTGTTCTCTTTTAGGTCTGCCCGCCAAACGTACTTGATGACATTCCCTAGGTTGTAGGACATCCACCTAGTAATCTCTATGGCTTCTACGCCGCTCGGGTGGCTTGTGTAGTGGCTTGGGTTGTTCACTAGGTCGTTCATTAGATTGTAAAGTCGTTCTCGGTTGACAGCAGCGCGTCTACTAGCTTTATGAGCGTTACATCGTTTGCAGCGCCTAGTTGCGCCTTAGAAGCGATAAACGCTGCCAAGGGTACCCTGATGGATTCGAAGTCCTCTGACCAAACTAAGTCGTGCGTTAGTAGCCCGGCTGCCTGCTCAAAGTCCAACTGAATCTTGTGGTTTAGGTTTCTAATCATTGTCCGTTTGCCTGCTTTCTTAGTGACTGAAGTACTATTTCGGCTGCTATTTCTTCGCTAAACCCTTGTGCTACTAGCGAGTTCTTTAGTCCAGCCAGAGCTTCTGCAAAGCGGCTTATCTGGTCAATCATTTCTGAGGTACTGAGGTTTTGTTTCTTTTTCATTTTTCTTCCTCATCGTTGATGTATTGAATTAGGTCAGATAGGTACACTATTTCGCGTGACTCGCCTTTGCCTGACTCTTGCGTCTCTGCTAAGAATGTGGCTAACCGAATTGCCCTGCTGCGCTCAGACATTTTTCCTGAGTTGTATGCGTGATGACTACTTGTAGCGATTAGTTCGTTGATGCTCATTTTGTCCCTTTCGTGTAGGTGTAAAAGGTAGCTTGGCGAGGGTGTAAAAGGTAGTGCTTACAATCGTTTAGCCCTCTAAACAATCGCAAGCGGTTTAATAACACTTGTAACCAATCGGTTACTATGGCCTTTGTGTCGTAAAAGTTACATTCCACTATTGTGGACGCTTGTCCATTTTTACGGATGCTGGCTTTTATGTTTTTGTGGATTGTCAGAAAACTACCGCTTTCGGTATAGTTCTGACATAAGTGGTAATTAGGTGCGAAGTATGCACTGGCTTTCCTGCCAATCTCTGACCGGTTTTTCTTAGTCGTAATCTCTGACCTTGTTTCCTTAGTCATTCTTGTCCCTCCTTAATAGCTGCTTCTATTTCCTCAGCAAGAAATGGGTAACTTAGTGTCTGCAAAATATCTCTGGTTGCAGCTAGGTCTTTCATAACTTTGATGATGCGCTCACGCTCTAACTCAACCCCGGCGTCGTAGCCTAGTGTCCAGTAAAGCTTGTTGTTTATTTCTTCAGGGACGCTCATCCCTTAGCGTCATCACTTGCTAGAAAGTTAGCCAAGCTTCGTATCTTTTCTACACGGAAGCCCGACCAAGTTTTGCGGTCAGTGACAACTATTGGTGCGGTTGTGTGACCTATTAGCTTAAAGCGCTCTAGTGCCTCCGGGTGCTGCGTTAGGTCTACCTTGTCATAGATAATGCCTAGCTTGTCCATAAGCCTTGTAGTGGCTGCACACTGGACGCACGATGGCGTTGTGAATACTTGCACTGGGATTTTCATACTGACGCTCCTGTTTTGCTTGCTATCTCTGGCTTTATGCGCTCTACAGCAACTATTGCGTGGTTGTAGCCGCGTTCTTCTGTCTTAGTAAGAGTCAAGCGGCGCTTTAGACCAACTTCAAAGCTCAGCTTTCTAGTTGCATACTCTGCGCCAATCCTGATGCCATCCTTGTATGCACTATCCATTTGCTTGCCGAACAGCAAGTCTGCGACCTCGTACTTGAAGTCTGACCAGTTTCTAATCATCATTGGTCCAATCCTCTCCGTTGAGCTGAGATATCAGCTTCAGCAGTATTACTGCGGTAGTTTTATTGTTTGCGTTCCATTCACTGTCAGCGCGTTGCTGAATTTCTTCTATGACTGAATTCCAGCCAAGGTCGTAACCGGACTGAAAAAGCACATCTAGGTTTGCGTCAATTTGTTGCTTGAGGTCGTGTACTTTCATTTCTATTCCCTTCTTCTAATAAAAGACTAGGGCTTCAAAAGAGTAACTGCAAGCTTATAGAGGCGTATGTTACCGAACCGTTATAAAGCGCTAATCGTGATGTCAGCGCCGGGTAGTCGGTCATCCGCGTAATACTTGCGGGCTATAAGCACAACAACTAGAGCATCGTCGCCCCAGATAAGTCCGTCACCGACCTTGCCGTTGAGTCCCTGAGAGATGCCGTCAAGGGTGCTGCGGCATAGCTTGTCAATGTCTGGTGGCACTATAGGAAAAGCCCGCTTAGTCAGTTTGACCGAAGCCGGGCGAGCTAGGTAAAAATCTATTTCTACTTGCACTGGGCCTAACAGGAATATGTGGTCATCTGTTACCCATTCGTGACAGGCATCTGCGATTGCCTTGCGCCACGGTTTTAGAGTCTTGGCTGATTGTTCTACTACTCTGCCGTGATAGACAGCTTTGGAGCCTTGTGGTGCCGGGTTGCCGAATACCTCAATCTTGATTGACATACCAATCCCTGTAGACGGCGATGAGATGTAGGGCTGCCCACACAAAGGCGATGGTGCCAGTGATAGGTTCTGCCTGTGTGCCAAGTAACACAAGCAGCATTGCAGTGAACAGCCCTACAAACTTAACCATTAGAACGGAGCGTCCGAGCCAGCCTTGATGAGGGGGTTGTTTATGTGAATAGCAGCAGTGCGCTCTAGGTTGCCAGTGCGCTTGCTTGTAAATTCCTCTACGCGAGATGATAGGTCGCCAACAATCTCAACAACATCGCCTTCACTGAATTTCTCGTCTGTCCATACTTTGTAATACTCGTCGCGCATCTCGCCTAGAACCATAACCTGAGCCTTTGCGGTGAAGCCCTTTGAGTTTAGGAAAGCTACTGTTGCGTCTGTAATCTTGATTTGTGCCATGTTCTTACCCTTCTATGTGTGCCGTCTGCACACAATCGTTGTTACCACAAGTCCTGATGCCGTGGTGTACCGGGTGTCCCTCGTCGTCAATCGGTGTGACTAAATCTACGCCAAAGTTACCGTGCCAAGGCAAGCAAGCCTTATCTTCTGTTCTTATTGTTGTTGCTTTTGTTACTCTACAACTTTGACAAAGCATCCGCAACTTTCTTCTTTTGCGATTTACCTCAAAGGTATAACCGCAGCGATGACAGTCAACGAATTCAAACACACTTCAACTATAGATGTTTTCTTTGGCCCATGTGTGAAGTTGTGTCTGCGATTTGAACATGAAGTCCGTAAAGTCATTGTCCTTGCTCACTGATTCAAACATCCGCCACTCGTCTGCTTTCTTCGCTAATGCTCTGCAACAGTCTGTACACGACATGACTTTTATTTGGTGAATGCAGATTGGTTCAGGTGCGACATTGGCAGAGGTTGGCTCATCGTTAGTGTTTTTATTTGCGCGATGCCTAGCTTCCTTAGACCAAGAAACGATGTGACGAGGCTCTAGGTAGTTAATGGTTGCATCTTGCCTTGCAAGTATTAGCGCAGACCTAGCTGTAGGCAGCTCTAAGTGACCTACAATCGCCTGCCAAGCCAAAGCTAGGCTCTCGTCTAGCTTTCGGTTGTCAACCGCTGCAATCTCTTTCAGCAGCATTTTGGTTTCATTCAGATTCATTGCCCCACTCTTCCATTAGTTTTTCCTGTTGTGTTTTGTCGCGTAGCTTCTTTGCTCTTGAATCCTCCGGTAACGGACCATTCTCCCAGCTGTCAGCATTTAGCCAAGAAGCCGGATACTTTGTAAACTCGTCCATCCTGTTTGGGTCTGACTTG